AAAATAGAGAAAGTACTCTTTGATGAATTGCGTGTTTTTATGGCAGCTTCTTTAGAGCATCAGTTGTTAATGATGCGTTATTTTTTAGATATGAATGATGTCATAATCTCGTGTTTCCACAAGTCATGGTTTAAAATTGGAATGTCTAAGATGCATTTAGGCTGGAACGAGCTGTATCGTAAACTAAATAAGCATAAATTTGGTTTTGCTTTAGATGAATCAGCATTTGACGCCTCAATTAGTGAGCCAATTTTAAGACGCATATGTGATATGCGCAAGAAGTTTCTTCGGTCTGAGTTTAGAACAGAGCACCATTTCAAAATCATAGATGGTTTGTATGATGCTATTATTAACTCCTATGTTCTAACCCCCTGGGGTGACATCATTCAGAAGCATGGTGGAAACCCTTCAGGCTGTTTTAATACAATTGTAGATAATACCTGTGCTATCTTTGTATTTTTAGCTTATTCATGGATTAAAATATTTTCAGGAAATTTTGAGATGAATTCTTATTCCAGCTTTATAAAGAATGTTGAGGCTGCTCTGTGTGGTGATGATAATACATTCACCGTGGCTGATCAAGTTATTGATCAGTATAATGCAGAAGCTATTTTGCCCATATGGAAAAATATAGGCGTTTACGCCAAAAGGGCAAATTTACAGCCAAAATTGTTAAAAGATTTAGATTTTGTTTCATGTAGATTTAAGTCAGTTGGAAATAATTTCTTTCCTGAAATGAATGGACCTAAAATCCTTTCATCCATGTTGTATGGTTCTGAGCAACCAACTAATCCTAGATGGTCATATATGAGAGCTACGTCTCTTATGATAGACGCATATTGGTCACCTCATTATTATGGTATCTTAAATGATTACCGAGGGTGGCTTGAGCGCAACTATTTTGATGAACTTAGACAATTTGTAGATCCTACTGATCCAACGGATTATTCCTGGGAGAGCTTGCAATCTATGGTTAAGAGTGATAGAGAGATGCTAAATCTTTACGCTTTGCCATCATACGTTGTTCCACAATAT